AAAAAAAAACTAAATATAAACCATTTAGCTGGGAACAATTTCTTCTTCATCTGATGGATAAGATCCGTCCTCAATATCCTTCTCTAGTTTACGTAAGCCAGCCTCAACGCTTTTAGAACGTAAACTAACTGACGCATCACGATACTTATGGCCTAACTCAACCATTCGCTTAGTCTCTCGTGATTGACGTACCAAAGCTGGTGGTAAACCAACTTTAGAATCAGACTTCTTCTCCGGAACAAGCGTTAATTGCTTCTTAAAATCCGAAACAAGACGTTTCCGCTCCAGGATATCAATCGCTTTATTAAACGAATCATCCCGGAGGCAAGCTTTAACGGTGGGAATATCACCATCAGCAATGCGAAAACTATCATTCGCAACTGATAGCAAAAACAAACCCCCAAATACACTTGCGGGAATAGAAGAAACCGCTATGATATCATTCCATAGCGAACCTGAAAATCCTGTGCGACTAAGAGTCATAAAAGAATTTGCGACAACAACTAACAACTGACACGTTGTAATTGATTTCTCACCCAAATTAGCTGACTGCGACTGGGCTAAATTAACAATAGTTATGCCCGCAATCGCAGCTAAATTAAGTAAACCAGCATAATCAACTGGGCCAGGATCACTGGCCCAACTAAAATTATAAGCACCAATCGATGGAAACTTAAGCTGGTTACCAAAAGCAGCATATGGGCGATTAGATGGAGGAAAATTTGTCGCAAAAACATTTTCATTTGTTAAAGGCGTACCACTCACGGTGGAATCGAAACCAAGTCCGATTGCCAAACCCGCGGTCAAATTACCAAGTTTAGGAACACTAAGTTCAACTTCATACTCAACCAACAAATCACCTGCTTCCGTTCCACCAACAGCGGAACTAGTAACAACAGTGAATTTACCAGCATCATACAGCTGGATAGATTGATCAGAAGGAACAGGTCCCGTACGAACAAGTAATTTCTTCGTTAATGTACCCTTATTTATTAAACAATCAATATCATGATCTTTATAACAAATAAGACTTTTAGCACCCTCATAATCCAGAAGTTGCTCTTTCTCCAAAAAAGGAGGATCCTTAGCGTCATGCTGAGTAGCAGTGTACAACGTAGCATTTGTGTCAGTACCACAATGATTACGATAAATAAATCGCAATCGACGCCATCGATAAAATTCGAAGGACATAGCAATCTGTGATAACCAAGGAAAGTTATCAGATAACCCAGGATTAAGCAAATAAGGAAATTTTGCATCATCAAAGTTATTACGTGTTATAAGTGTCTGGAGATACTCCTTATGACGAACAACCACAACACGCCCACCATTAATAATGGGTCTACCAGTCTCATAAGATCGACCCATCTTAGCTGGTAAAACAAACTTTTGATCCATGGGTTTTCTGGGTAAGGGTCCCGCAAAGGATCGCTTAGACATGGTGCTACCTGCAAACCAAGAAGGACTTTTCTTCTTCTTAGGTGGAGCACCACGTTTATTAATAATCTTAGCAAGAGATAATGCTGCGGAGAGTGCTTTCTTTTTCTTGGCACTCAAACCGTTGCGCTTGATCCCTGTTCTGCGTGACGACATCGATGTATCCTAAAGTCTCTTCTAATAAAGAGACGGAGGATTTCAAAACAGTGTAAGAATTATCAAACCGTTCTAAAGGCACATACATGAGAGATATCTCACGATCAGTTTTAAAAACCGACCGCACATCATCCCATGAGAACATATCCCAGCCCTTCTTAGAGCAGGGTGAACGAAGCTGTGAATGGAAACGAAGTTCCAAATAAGAAATATAACCCGATAATGCTTCTCGGGTTTGAAAATTCCAATACGTTGATAAACGCAACGCACTAGCTTTAAGGTATGACCACCTTATATGTTCATGTGCATGAGTGTTGAATAGTAGAGACGAAATAGTCTTATCATAATCAGGAAAAGGCAAATAAACATCACCTACAAGAACTGTCTTCTGTGACAGAAATTCCTGATCCACCAACTTACCACTCGAAATAGCATCAACTTTAGCTAGAATACCTAGCTGTCGCCAAACAGCAACAATTGTATTAACATTATAGAATGCAACAACCTCAGTGGAAACTGTGAATAATGAATCATCTCCACATAGAGCTAATTCCACGAGTCGTGTAAAGCATTCATATGTACGCATCTCTTCAGGTGCTAAAAGCAACCATGCAT